AAAAGGAGTGGCAGTTGCATAATTTCCTTGAGCGCGAAGATTTATTATATCTCCAGTAACAAGATAAAATGATGAACTTACGCTCTGTATATAATCTATTGTTGTTGAAACAACGGCAGTTTGTGCTATGGTTGCTTGTTCGGCCTCTGGTGAACGAGTAATGTCAATTGATGCCACTTTATTTGTGCCAACATTCCAAGTTGCACCATTTGCTGTTACGGATATGTTAAAATCTAATTGATATAGTCCCGTTTGAACTACAACAAAATCAGCAGAGCCTGCTGTATGTGTGATATATCCATTACTATTATTCCACGATCCATCAGCATCAAAAGTAATATCTGTGCTACCACTTACAAGATTTTGCTGTGTTGTTTTATAGTAAGTTGATTGATATACTTGCGGTGCTATATAAGCTGTAGTTTGAATAGTTCCATTACCAAATTTAATTCCGCTTGTATCAACTGATAACGCAACAGTTGCATCTGGAGTAACACCAACTCCTACTCTTCCAAGATTAGAAATAACAAAAGCAGTTGCATCTGGAGTTGTGTCATCTTCTACACGCAGTGCTTCTCCTGCACCTCGTTGCGTAACGCGCAATGCCGTTGTTGCATTAGAAGTATCAATTACTTGCGGTTGATTAAATGAATTCTGTAGTGTTGTTTGTGCGGTGTTATAGACTGTCGAATTTGATCTATATGCCAATCTATTTTCACTTGTTATCCATACATCCCCATTTACTGTTGTTGTTGGACTCGCTCCTGTAATTCCATTCCCGATATTTAGTTTAGAAGCGGTATCATCAGCAGCGGCAATTAGTTTCCCTGTCATCGTGTCGCCTGCTTTTAAAACATAAGCAGAAAGGTCTACAGAAGGAAGGGAAGTAGTAACTTGAGCAACATTTGCATCCTCAAAGTGCATTGTCATTGTTCTACCACCAAGATTAAGCGCGTAAAATTTAACTACAATTCGATCTGTAGCTAAAATATTTGTCGCCGGGACTGGGATACTCCACAAATACAATTCATTTACAATTCCACCTGTAATTGTATGTGGATTAGAAATATTTGTTGCAATTAGCGTTTCTGTTCCAGCAAGATTACGCGAATAAATTTCACCATAAATTTTAGGTGTCCCACCGTTGGAATTCATTGAAACATAATTTTCAAAATTCCAGTTACCTGATGGGATTGTTGTAACATTTGGATCATTTAAAATTGTTGCAAATGAACCTACTAATTGTGTTCCTGCGCCAGTAGCCGTTAGCGTAGTCCCTGCACCAATTATTAAATTTTTAGACATCTCATAGTATCCAGAGATACTTGATGCATTTGAGCGATTGAAGTAATATATTGCCCCAAAAGCACCGCCTCCACCGCCACCACCTGTTCCAGCAATATCCAGCTTCCCTGTAAATGGATTGAATTTAAATGCCATTTTACGGGTAAGATATTGTTATCTTCACCAAATTCGTATCATTAACAGTGGGTGGTTGAGTAGAATATAAAAGAGTCAATGTTGCTACTGTATTACCACCATTAAGATATTCAACAGTCTCAATGTTGTTTGTCGAACCATAATACGCAATATCTATCTCATCATATGGCGGTATATCAAATCCAGCCACTTGTTTCAATGACTCATAGATATTATAATTCTGTTGGTCTGGAGCCAGATTAGTAAAGCAGTTTTGAGTGAGTGCCATAAGATTTTATCGGTTACGATAATTAAAGAATGGGATTAAGAGCAGAATACAAAGCCTCGTTAGTAAGGAAGTATTGCTGGTCTTCAGTTTTTTGCACAAAGCAATTTTCAGTAACTGGGGTGAGGCCACCAATGGTTGCAAGTCCAACATAGAATTGATAAAGTTTTGCGGCATCACTGGCAGCGTCATAGCAACCATAAGATGTCGGCGTAATTCCAGCGGCGGCAGCAATTGTTTGAACGAAAGGATAGGATTTATTGCGGTAGTCGATAGCGGTAAAGCAAGCCATAATTTTAAAAAGGGGTAGGGTGAGGGAGTGTTAAGCTCCCCCACCCAAGGTTTAGGTTTAGAAGTAAACGCCAACAACGTAGGCATTCACATAGAGTGCGCCAACACGTCCAGCGGTATCAGCACCGGAAACAACATCAACACCAGCATTTGCGTAGGTGAATGTAGTTGAATTAACAACGGTGACTTCAGCTTGCACATCATTGAACGAACTGTCGGTCATGCTGGCAATCGTGATAGTGTCGCCCGTGGCAAAACCATGAGCAGCACCAGTAACGATTGTAGCAACGCCCGAAGTGCGAGCGCGGGTAGCGGTAGCTTGACCAAGACCCACTGTGCTTTTCAGCAAGCGGAGTTTGCGGGAACCAGTAACAACGTAAGGATTAGCAGCAATCGCAAGAGGATTGTAGCGGCCTTGATTGTCAAGAGCGTCCGTGATGGTCAGAGAACCAGTGATGTTTTCGCCAGTGGTTCCGTTGTCAACGATCACAATTGGATCGGTGGCAGTGGTTCCGCGAGCGTAAGCAGTTTCAAGGATGATGCTGGTTGGAAAAAACTTGGTGTCTTGATCGTTAAGAACCAAGAGGTCAGCATCTCCAGCAGCGAGGAGGTTAATAGCAATCGGGCCAAAAAGATTGACGCGATCATAAGCGAGTGGTCGTTTATTAGACATATTTTATATTTTATTAAAGGTTATGGGGAGAGGCTTGAATAAGCCCCTCCCCTATTTAACTTAGGAAGGCACAACGATGTCACCTACACCAGCGCAGCTATAGCAATCCTGAGTGTTCTCAGGAACGATGTAGCTCTGCACGGGGCAGCAGGAACCATAGAGGTTCTTGCTCTTCGGCATACGATGCAAGAAGGTGTGCATGATGGTTGGGTCTTTGACCTGTGCGGCGAGACGGAACTGGGCTTGATAGAAGCCCGTTTTGCGCCAGCGGTTGCACTCCCAATCTGGGTTCTTCCATTCCCAATCACCAGCGTAGTTCTGGGTCATTTGTTGGGCTTGGCTGTATCCAGTCGAGGAAGGCATTGTCCACTTGCACATTGCTTTGTTCACCATAGCAACCGAGATACCGAAGTCGGCATTGCGGTAAGCTTTATTAGGAATGTAAGCGCATCCGTTTTCAAGAACAGTCTTGATGTAACGAGGAACGCGAACGAGACGCGCCCATGTCGAAGGATCAGCTTCGTTGAACGGAGCGAGACCAGCGTTGAAGGCGGTGTCAGCGTTGAAACGAGCGGAGTTGATGTCGTAACCAAAGGCGTAGTCGCCGATGATACGATTGATTCCGAGTTTCAGACGGGTGAGACGTTCATCGAAGTCCGTGTTAGCATCCCAGTAACCATTGTTGCGCTTGGCTTGGAAGTAAAGCGCACGGCCAACTTGAGGATCAGGGATAACGATGTCGAGCAAAGGCTGACCAGTCGCGTCTTGGAGATCAAGGCGGAAAGCGTCATCTTCGTCTTGGAGGTCAACGAGTGCGTCATCAAGCATATCGAGCGAGAGGTAAGCAATCTTGTTGAGGTCAGCAGGAGCAAGCTTAACGCGAATCGCGCAAAGGTCGTAACCAGCTTCGTTGTTGACGGTATGTTCAGGAACGAACCATGCTTGGTCATCGACCAAGCCGCAATAGGTTCCGTCATCCGTAGTGATACCCATCCATTTGTGTCCAGCACCACCGATGTAGTTGCTGCGAAGGAACTCTTCGTGGACGTTCTTGGTGATACGGGCATTCGACTCCTCGAACTGAAGAATCTCTTCAGCAGGGAAAAGGCGATAGAGAAGGCTCTCAACGCAAATCCAGTCAGTGGTCATCTCTTTACGGAGAAGCTCAAAGGTGTAGCTCTCAGTGCCGGGACGTTGAATGACTTCTGGTTTGCTATCGCAAGAATCAGTCTCGCAATAGGTGTCGTTGATCGCACGGAAAGGGGTGCAAGGATCGTGGAATCCACGGCCAAAGCGGAATGCTTTCTGTTCGGTTGTGTGGTTAAGAGGCCATGCTTGCTCCTCAAAACGTGTGAAGTATGCGCTATTAGTAACAAGCTTCTTCACATAGAGGTCGTTGAAATATTCGCGGCCCTCACGGAAAAAACTGTCAATCTCGGCACAACTGTTGAAATATAGTTGTTCTGACATATGATTTATTTGATTTTAGTTTAGTTTTAGTTTGGTTCACAAACGCAAAAGGCCCGAAAGCCCCAAGCGAATGCTTGTTGGTTTCGAGCCGGAATTCAACCCTCGGTGTCTTTTTCAAGACCAGTCCGGAAACAGATTTTCATGCGAGTTCTGATACTCGCCAGTCAGAGTGCGACTGAATCACTAATTTTATCGTTTACGATAATTTCGTATATCTCTTACGCGCCACACTGCAATCATGTATTTACTATGTCAAGTAATATTTTTTAAAAAAGTTAGGGGGAGGTAGGACAAATAAATCTACCTCCCCCATGACAACCAGAATTAGGAATGATGGGCTATACAGTTAAGCGATTTTGCGGCGAGAACCTTGCGATTTTCGCGGCCAGTCCCTCTGTCATACTCATTCTTGGTTTCTGGGAATCCGATGAACTTGGGTTAGACGAGATGCGTGATGATCCCTTAAGCTGTGCAATATACTCATCTTTTTCTCTAACCATTTCTTGATAAGCCTTGAGTTGTGCTTGCACCTTTTGATATGCACGTCCTTGATGGATCAACCGATTCATATCTTCCACTGATGCTTGTTCACTCGTTTGTTGAGTTGCAGCAAGCGCAATGGCTTCGTCACGGGACAAGTCATACTTGATTCCCTTTTCCTTCATGTAGTCAACAATTGAATCTGGAATCGCAGTAGCGTTGTCGATTTCTTGTTGCGTGTTCTTGTAGCTTTCGCGCCATTGGTTCAGATACTTATTCCTGCCCTCTTGCTCTTTTTGCTTAGAGTTTTGAATTATATTCTGCTTGGTTTCTTCAAAGTTGACAAGAGCAGCGTGATGTCCTTGAGTTGCTTTGATGAAGCTGTTGACTTGCTCCGCGAATTGATACTGTTTGAATTGGGAGAGCGAGTTTGTGATTTCCTCGAACGCTTGGTCTCGATCTGTTTCTGCCGCTCTACGATCTTCTTCGGATGCCGCATTGAAGATGGAGGAATTTGCATTGACAGCGCGGGAGAATACTGAAAGAAGCGTTGGATCGTTGGATAGCAATTGTCGCGCAGTATCGTAGGTATTCTTGATAGGATCGAGATAAGTTTTCTTGAAATCAGGATTGCTTGTGATGTCATGGAAATCCAATTTACTCCGGAGTTCCTTGATCTGTTCTGATAGTTGTTGCTCAACCTCAAGCTTCTCTTGGCTGGCTTTGTTGAGTTGTTCTTGGTAATGGTTCGCTTCTTTGGTCGATGTTGATTCGGATACCATTCGCTCAAGCTCTTGGATTTTCGTTTCAAACTTGGGGATTTCGTCTTTTTTGTATTTCTCAAGTTCTTCTTTGAGCTTGCGGTTTTCTTCGATTTGTCGCTCAACAAAGCCTTTTTTCTTACCTGTCCGGTCAGACGTGATTTCAGCTTCGGTAATTCCAGTTGGTTCTTCTGGTGGTTCTTCTTCATTGTATTTAGGTATTCCAAGGTTAGGGTCACCGATGTTGGTTGCACTTGGCTTGCCATCATCAGTTTGTTGTTTACTGAACTTCTTTAGGAAGTCAGATGTGTTACCTTTAATTGGAACCTGAGGTTTTGCCTTAAGTTCCTTGATTACTTCTGCTGTGTCGTTTGTGTCTGCCATAAATTAGATTTCATCGAGGTCTGGATCAACTGTGCTGTCCGCTGGCTCTTTATGCCTTGCAGCAGACTTTGCTTTTTTGAATGCTCCTTGCTCTTCTGTTCCAATAGCTTCAATAGTTTTGATTGCATGGATTAACGTTGTTACTCCTTCTGGTGGATTTACGTTAAGTAGCAAGTATGCTTGTAGCTTGTTCCAGTCTTCGTGTGTGGTTATTGCTGCACATAGGGATTTTACTTTATCTGTTGTCATTGCATTGGTGTCGGTGTGGTTTCCATCTCAACTTCTTCGGTTCCTTCTGGAGTCTCAACCTCTTCGGTTTCAGTCTCAGTTTCTTCTGGTTCCTCTTCTTCCATTTCTGGCTCTTCCATCTCTGGGGCTTGCTTGCCTTGCATTGCTGCTTGCTTGGATTTCTCCTTCTGAATTTCGGCGCGAGCCTTAGCCTTCTGAAGCGCAAGTTGAGTGATGCCTTGTTCTTTGCGTTGCTCGGTGCGTTGAGCGTGACTGATAGAAGCTTTGCCAACCGAAATATCAGCAAGTTTCTTCTTGGTATCAATCTCAATGCCAGATTTAGCAGCGAGGTATTGGAGTTTGATGTCTTCTTCGGAGTTAGGTTGACCTTGTTTCTGAGCTTCAGCTTGAGCCATTTCAACGTAAACTTGTTGAAGTTGATCTGCCATTCCCTGTGCTTCCTGCATTCCACCCATGAATTGTTTCAAGAAGTCCTGCTTGGATTCATCCTTAGCGATATACTCAACGTGTGCCATGATATGACCGCCTTTGAATTTAACAGAACGAACTGCAAGTGATAGGTCTGCCAGTTCTGGTTGGCCACCTTGAACGGCTTGCATGGTCATCTGCAATTGCATCATCATGTCCTGCAAGTGACCAACAGCGTGTTCGATATGTGGATCAGTTGGCAATACAGGGAAGTTTTGTGGATTAACAAAGGCATCTGTCATTCCAGCGTTCTCAAATCCGATTACGCGAGCAGTATCAGTAATCTTAGTTGGCTTGGTATTCCGGTAACGGGCTACGTTGTCTCTACCAGACAAGGCTGCGATTGCATCTTTAACTGCGTTCTCTTGCCCTTCGTTGGCTGGAGTAATTGCCGTAATCTGCAACAGCTTCTCTGCCGTGATGAGTTTGAATGATGGACTACCTGCCCCACTGATAAGGTTAGAGCGGATACTGGTGATGTTTTTCCAAGCAGCAGCTTCTTTAGGAGTTCCGAGTTCTTCAAGAATCTCATAGAACTTCTTAACATACTCATATCCATCATCGCTGGATTTAGCACTTACAAAACGTTTATAGAGTTGTTTGAAGTAGAGAGTTTGGCACTCGTTGAATCGTCTAATCTGAGTTCCAGATAGTTTTGCTGACTCAGCCGCATCCAATTCTGCCTCACCCTTCGTGCGTTGTTTTCCTCCAGCAGTAGGAGCGTTGATACGATACTGCCCCATGCCCCTATACATATCTCCCATGAAGAATTGCATGAAGCTCATGCTTTCTGCTACTGGAAGCTGGAATCGGTTCTGGATGAACTTAGCTCCATCCGGCATTACGCTGATTGGTAACCATTCCATCTGCTTCAACATCTTCGTGGAGTCTGGGCCTTGCCCCTCGATCATCAACATGGAGTTGAGTCGGACAGCATCAACCAACGAGTTCATTGTGAAGTCATACTGGCGGCAGGCTACGAACGCTGATTCCGCTTGGCTCTTGATGTCTTGGAATAGTCCACTACCTACCGAGTCGGTAAGCATATACATTATCTCATCCCATGCGTTGAAGGCTCCAACCTTGAGCATCATAAATCCATGCTGAGTTCTGATGTCATCTTCACTGATTTTACCCGCTCCCTTAATGTTGGAGTTGATATAGTCAGCAATCGGTTGATAGTCTTGGAGGATAATCGCCTTGCTAATCTTTCCATCAAACTCCCTCCAGTAAACTTCGTAGAGGTCAATCTTCTGGTTCACTGACAATGACCAGTTGAATCCTGACTCGCTGATCGTGCGGAAAAAATCCTCGCGTGTCTTACGATGGTTTGTAAATGCGCGGTGGAAACGGATAGCGTCAATTGCTGCATCCACATTCCAACCCATTGCTTCTGCCGCTGCACGATTCTCAATCTTCTTGTAAAGTTCGTATGGAGTCAAACGGACACGCCTGACAAACTCCTCAAGGTTGCAAAAGTCGATCCTAATGTCGTCTGGAAAGAGAAGGTCAGAGAGGAAGACGTGTTCTGGCATCCATCCAAGTGGACTATCCCACATTCCAATTCCCTTTCCATACAACAACATTTCCTCAAGGTCTTGTTCTGTGTTGTAGAGGTATCCTGGCCACTCTCGGATTGCTTGGTCAAAGGCAATTGCAATGTTTTCTGAGTTAACGAGTCGTTCTTTTTCATTGCCAAATTTACTTTTGATTGTGCAGCAAGCTTGCCTTTCAGTAATTACATCGTAGTAACTGGACTTCTGGTTATCAACGATAAATCCAAGTTGACCATAATTGACATCCGATTGCCAAGGAAGTCGTTTTTCGGCAAGCTTGCTGTAACCCGTGGGGGGAAACATTTTATAAGCTTTGTAAATTCGTATGCGTTTGTTTTCACGCCCGATGTTTGCAAGACGCAAATTATTTGCTATGTTCCAAGCGTGTGAGGCGTTGTTAATTCGTGTTTCTGGTGGATTGCCATCTTGATCGAGAGTGGCAAGGGAAAATGAGTCGTTACCAATTGAAAGCATATATTTTTATCGTTTACGATAATGAGTTAAGCGTGTTCCTTCTCCGATTGCAAGAAGAACATCCGCGAGCCTTATGCTCAAGTTTAGTTCCAAGAACTTTATCAGTAACCGCAGCTACTGTGTGAATAGCTTGCGCGATACGATCACCAAGCCCATCATTATACCAACAACGATCACTTGGTTGCCGTTGGCAAGTTTGATCCTCTACCATTTGTTCGATGTTACTTGGAAGATCAACTCCATTGGATCGGTAGTCTTTTTGAATATTTTGAATAAGACTATTCCATGTGCTTCCGTAAACTATCGCTGGATATACGACATCATTACGCTTGATCTCATATTTCCAGAACCACCCTCCGACTGGTGCGAGATTTTTGTTTTTCAGTTTCATCTTGCCTTTGCACGGAAAATATATTTTCTTATTGATATGTCAAGAGTTTTTTCTTCAAACAAAGGTATTCGTCGTTACGGCATTCAATTCCCAGAAAACATGGATGATCTTGGAATTGAGTTATACTGCTACGCTATAAGTCGAGGAGAATACGGAAAAGATTATTGCATCAAACAAAATATAAATCTTTCAGATTTTAAGTTACTATCACCACACGAACACTTCATAAATGCTGTAAAACTCCAGTGGCCGACTGAGGTTTCTATTTATAACAGAGGATATACAAATACCCAGTTACTTAGAACCCTTGAAGAACTATGTAACAATACTGACATTTGTTTGGCTGGAGCCGCTTCAATGGGAAAAAGTTTTCCAGTCGGTCTTTGGGTTTATCTTGATTGGTGTTCTGCTCCCCACTGCACTTCGTCTTGGGTAGCTACTACTACTCTCGGTGCATCTGAAGATCGTATTTGGGGCATTATATCTAAACTTTGGAAGTGCGCCCGTGTTCAGTTTGGTAAATTGATTGACTATCGCCACATGATTGTTTGGGGTGGCGCGGCAGGCGATGAAGATAAAGATTATCGAAATGCTATCAAGGCTCTTGCCTTTCAGTCTGGTAACGAAGGTCAGAAAGCTATTGATACTACCCGTGGTCGTAAGAATGACCGGGTTCGTCTTGCGCTTGATGAGTTGCCAGAAATGGAATTGGGCGCAATTACAGCAAAAGTAAACTTATCTGCCAACAATGATATTACTTTTATCGGTATTGGAAACCCATCTGCTGGCGACAATCCTCATACTCGTTGGGCAATTCCAAAAGATCAATCAAACTTTGATTCTGTTTCTCCAGATATGGACAAGTGGGAAACTGGAACTGGCGTTTGTTTGTTTTACAATGGTATGCGCTCGCCTAACTTCGCTGCGCCTGCAAGTGAACCATCTCCATTTCCGTTTCTTATGGATCGTAAGAAGCAGGAAATCATGCTCAAACAGTGTTATGGAGACGAGAATGCTATTGATTATGTTCGTAACGCTATCGGTTGGTGGCCGAAATCTGGATTTGCTCAAACAATTATTACCGCTGATCTGATTCGTAACGCTGATACAAATGAAGAACCTATTTGGGATTCTGAAGGATTCACTAAAGTAGCAGGATTTGACACTTCATTTACAATCGGTGGTGACCGATGCGTTCTTACTATTGCCAAACTTGGTTTTGTTCGCGGCACTCGAAATCGTGTTATGTGGTTGGAAAGTCAGAAAGTAATCCAACTATCCGCTAACGCTGCGGCTGAATTTGAAATTCAACTTGCTACTGAAGTTGTTGCTTTATGCCGTGCCGCTGGTGTTCAACCTCAGAAGTTTGGTATGGACGTATCCGGTGATGGTGGGCGAGTTGGACAAGCTATCATTCGTGAGTGGCTGCGCTTTGACTCTACAGGAGTTTCTATTGCCCTTATATCATCTATGGGCAAACCTACTGATCGACTCGCGGCAGAGGTTGATAAACGCCCATGTAAGGATGTTTACGATAGGTTGGTATCTGAGTATTACTACTCTTGCTATCACGCCTTCAAAAGTCGTGTTATTTTTGGTGTTGATGCAGCATCTGAGTTAGCGCGGGAACTTTGCCTTCGTAGATACACAATCAAAAACAAGAAGATCGCCATTGAGACTAAAGATGATCTCAAGGGAAGAACAGGTTACTCACCGGATTTGAGTGATAGTTTAATCTATGCACTCGAAATGGCGCGGCGTAATGGACTTGTTTTTATCGGTAACGATAAACCAGTTCCAACTAACCGATTTTGGGCGCGGGAGGAAAAGCTGGCTGATGTTAGTCAAGACGATGACTACGGATCAGACGATAACGGAGATTGGTAATTAATCCAGCATTCCTTCAAGTTCCAAAGTATTTGCTATTTCTTCTGGAACTACAATACGAATCATCTTTTCTCCATCAAGGAATCCAAGGGTTTCTTTCATCCGAATATCGCTTTTGCTTACCCAGCATTGGTTGAACCTCTGCCTAAACAAAATCTTCGTTGGGCTTTCGCTTACTTCAGTTCCCTCGCAGATGATGCGGGATTCAAACGTATTATTTGTAGTCATAAATTAAATATCCTAACTCTCTTGCCCATGCAGGGTTATCGTGAATTTTGGTATGGCAAACTCTACAGGTGGCCATGAACATTTCTAAGTTAGAAAGGTTTTTTCCTCTCTTAGCTTTATGGTGAATGTCTGTAGCTCCAGCACCGCATACCTCGCAGTTCGGATGGGAAGCAAAGTATTTCTTTCTCGCTTCACCATATTCCTTATTCAAAACCTTTCGTCTATCTGAAACTGGCTTTAACTTGCCGCCCGTTTTTTTGAAACCCGTTTTTCTTCGTAGCATTTAAAATATTCTGTTAGCTCTTGAAGTCCGATGGCGGCCAACTCCAACTCTTTGTATTCTGTTCTGTAGCTTGCTGGGAAGGGCTTTCCTCGCTGGTGCATTGAACTTGGTCTTCCTGCTGCGTAGGGACTGACTTTGAGAACGTATACGCCCTCTTCGGCTTCAATGAAGACGTGCATAATTCAATTACTTTATCTACTTGTTCTTTCTTTAAAATACTTTTTGAGTTTACTTCGATTTGATTTACGAGCGATCCTGTTACCCCAATCTTATCCCCAAGTTCCCTGACAGTAAGTTTCAGTATTCTCCTTGTTTCACGAAGCTGGTTGGCAAAAGTCTTTCGTCCAATAGAACGAATTGTGCGCGATTGCTCGTAAGCACTCATGCAACTCTCGTATGCTTCTTCTAATGGATGTTTCATTTCAAGACAGAAAGTAAACCAAGACTATTGACAAGTCAATACTTTTTTGTTACTATGATTGCTTATGGATAACACAGACCCTATAAATAAATTAGACAAAAAAGTAGATTTATTATTGAAGGAAGTTAGAGAGAAAATCTTGCTTGCCAATATGTCTCTCGCCGTAGCAATGGAAACCCCGTTCATCGCAACTTACGAAAACAAAGATGGTATTTGCTCTATGGCTATAAGGTCAAACAACACGGCAATTTTAGCGGCCACCGCCACAGCAGGAACTATCGTTCACAAGTCTGATATTGTCATTGCACCAGAAGGTATGGCTGAACGCCGGGCTATTTTCCAATTAGAAAGCGAAGAAGACGCAGAAGAACTTTGGGATTTGATTAACGAAAGAATGTATGCTTGGTCGCAGGGTGACATTGATATTGTCGATATAGAATAATTATCGTTACCGATAAAAAAAGATGCTTGACATGGAATACAACCTGTAGTAGTTTTCAGTCGTGCGAGAAATCGTGCCTTCGGTGTGAGAGCCGAGGTAGAAGAAATTTAAATTAACAAAACAAAATAAATGATCCCTTGTGGTGGTTATACTCTCACGCGTCTGTTGCCGCATTTCTTCGCCACTACAAGGGGTCGCCTTTTTAAAATGAATCCATTAGAAAAGAACGATGGTATCTTCGTTCGCAGAGAAATAATCAAATTGTCGATTATCGACGATAAGAAGAAACAAGTATTCGCAGTCATTGATAATTACGATGGCGGCTTTGATGAGAAAGAAATCCAATCTGTCGCCGACATAATTGGCATTACAGAAACACAAGCTCATAATGCTTTTATGACGCTGGTTGGACTCCGGTTCTTGAAGCTCAACAAAGACAAGAAGTGGGTATTGAATGAAGACGCAAACTGGCAGGAAGGATCAAGATGAGTGTGCGAATAATGTCAGAGGTCTTTGAGCGTAGTAAGACTCAAGGTAACGCGAGGTTGGTTCTTTTGTCTTTAGCTGACTCCTGCAACGACGATGCCAGTTGCTGGCCGTCCATCCGTAAGATTGCAGAGAAAGCTAACATCTCAGAACCTATCACGAAAAAGTATTTGAATGCTTTAATCCAGATTGGAGTTATCACGCGAGATGAACGCGAAGACTTTTCTGGAAGGCAGACATCGAACCTTTACACGATCAATGTTGATAAGATCGGTGATGATGAAATAACGCAAGATGTCATTAACCAAGTTACTTCACCAAGCCGATTGAAAACATTTAAGGGGGTAACTGCGGTTAATGTGGGGGAGGTTAACCCAGTGCAGATGGTAGTGGGGGTAACTAAAGTTAGTCTCCCTATAATGAACCATAATAATGAACCAAAAATAGAACCATCAAGGGAAAGTTCGGCAGTGGCCTTACATTCCTCAGTTGAGCTAAACCAACCAAATCTATTCCCGACTGAAAATACGGCTAACGCCAAAGAAAGTTTCGCTACCGCTCAACGTAACGACCCCCCCACCGAGGCTAACGCAAAAACAACCGCCGCACGAAAAAAATCCCCCCCCAAGATTGTTGACGAAAAATTTATTGCTGAACTCCAGCGGCTGAACCCAGACAAGGACGTGGAACGCGAAGCGAAAGATGCACAGACTTGGTTGCTATCACATCCAGACAGAAAATATACGAGGGGCTTTCTCGCTAATTGGGTTATCCGCTCAAAAAATATAATCAATCCAGACAAATTTCATAACAACAATTCATTCTAATGAAAAAAGTCCCAATAGCACAAAAAAGCGAAGCGGCAGTGTTGTCGCTCATCGCAATCGACAGGAATATCCTTTCCCAACAAACATGGGATAGCGATTATTTCGCCATACCAGCCCACAGGATCGTTTTTAATGCGCTCCAAGGGGTTCACCAGCGGACAGGGGTTTGCTGCCCATTCTCGGCCATTGCTGAACTGGAAGCAACTGGACAACTGGAAGCGGCGGGTGGTGAAGAATCTGTCCATGACACATTATGCACGATGAAGGTAGCTTCGGGTAAGGTTTGCCAAGATATGGCAGATGATTATCGGAAACATCTTCACCGCACGAAGGGTTATCGTGATGTTCTAAGCCTAATTGAGAAGGAAGAAGTAAACCTCCGCGCAGGCAGGGCAGATTTACGGGAATTATCGGAAACGATAATGAAGTGCGCCGAGGATCGGACAGTAAAAGTAAAACCAGTCAAAGATTTGATTATCGAAATCATCGATGAGATGGAAGGTAAAGCTGTAAAGGAATTCTTTCCTACTGGATTGCTGAAAGTAGATCGTGCGCTCAAGGGTGGAATGCACAAAGGCGAGATGATGACGGTAGCTTCGGAGACTGGTGGAGGAAAATCTATCTATCTCGTCCAAGCAGCACTCGCAAATCTCATGGAAAACAAGTCAGTTTTGTTCTTCAGCCTTGAAATGAAGGCAAAAGACATCCTAACTCGCATGGCTTGCAACTTGGCAGGGTATCCCGTGAGAGAACCAGAGGATTATAAGAACGCAAACCAACAAGAACTCGCCAAAATCAGTGCCGCATTGTTGCAATTACACCAGTTACCCATCGAAATCGTGGATGGAGTGTCAGAAATTGACGAGATTGAGGCCAATATCAACCGATACGTTGGTGAAAAACGGGCAGATGTAATTGTTGTGGATTACCTACAGATTATAGCCTGCGAAGGATCAGATAGTAGGGAAGGACAGATCAGTGAAATAGCGAGAAGGTTAAAAGTTACCGCATTGAAGAATAATTCTATCATGCTCACAGCTTCCCAGCTTAACGACGATGGAAGATTGCGCGAATCACGGGCAATTGGAATGCACTCTGACCAAGTAGTGTATATCGAACACATCAAGGAGAAGAGTAGGCTGACAATCAAGAAGAACCGCCGAGGCCAAAGGAACTACATGACTGATATTATCATGCGTGGCGACATCTCAAGACTTGAGGAGGTTTACTAATGACAATCGACCAAGCATACGGAAAAGCGTTGAAGTATTTGGAGGCAGCAAACGCAATCTGGGAAGCTCAAGACAAGGAAAGATATTGCATTGCAGAGAACTACCACAACGAAGGACTCAAGATAATGAACCAATACTTTTCTGAAACAAAAGTATTGACACAGATACAAGATATTGATTCAATGCTCCCATGAGTAAATTATTTTTTTACTTTAAATTTTGGGCATATTTAAATTTTCAACACTATAAAGACTGCATCATTCTAAACAAAAAACAAACTAAAGCATTGTGTGATTTTATTTATGAATCAAATCGTGAAGACAAAGAAAGACTATTAGAAATAATCAAATGAGCGACACACCAGAAACGGATGCGGCGTATAATGCTGTTGTAATTTCCACCGAAGCCGGGGATTCGTTACCGAAAGCCACGGCAATGTTGAAGCTCGCCCGCAAATTAGAACGCGAGCGCGACGAGCTGGCCGCATTACTCGCAGCGGAAAAATCCACGAGGAATTCCATTATTGAGAAAGGCGTGAAAACTGAGCGCGAGCGCGACGAGACGCGGTTTTTACTCAAAGCCGCGCAGTCTGCGTTAGACGCAATACACTTAGAGGTTGGTGGATGGATTAAAATAATGAAGGAGAATACCGATTAAAATGAGAGTGGACTACGACAAACACCAGTTAGCGTATGCTTTGGCAAATGCTTTGAAAGAGCGCGACGAGGCGCGGGAGGCGTTAGCGGATTGGGAGAATGCGGCGGCTCATGTCGAGGCCGACCATCCAGATGAGAAACATTGCGGGTGCGTTCCTGTATTGCGGAAGTTGCTAACTGATGCGCTGAAAGATCGTGACGAGTGGGCGGCAATGTGCGGTCGATACAAGCAAGAGCGCGACGAGGCGTTGATGGATCGTGCCAATGGTAACATTGCCACAATGACAATCAATCACTACGAACGCATTTTACGCGAGCGTGACGAATGGAAAAACAAAGCATACTCCCATGCTACAGACTATACTTTAATGGAAGCGAAGTGCTTTAGATTGGAACAACAACTCAAAGAATATGATAAACTCAAGAGCTAAAGGGGCAAGAGGTGAGCGTCAATGGCGTGATGAACTTCGCGCTCAAGGTTACACTGCTAAACGAGGACAACAATTCGCAGGTGGACAAGACTCGCCAGACGTAGTTTGTGAGGAACTAAAGGGTAAACTCCACTTTGAAGTAAAGTGCGTTCAGAACTTAAATTTAGATAAGGCTTGCGAGCAGGCCGAGCGGGATGCTAATGGAATCTCATGGGCGGTGGCTCATAAAAAAAACAATAAGAACTGGAAGGTCACAATCTCCGCCGACACGTTCTTCAAACTTCTTAGAGATGGGATGGAATCATTATGAAAAAACCAACAACAAAAGCAGGTAAGGCCGCGAAAGTGGCTAAAGTTATGGGCGAATACAAGCGTGGAACTCTCCATGCAGGAGTTAACCCTAAAGGCCCAAAGAAAGCACCACTCGCTAAGAGCCGTAAACAAGCGGTGGCAATTGCAATGAGTTCGGCAGGAATGAAAAAGAAAAAATGAAAACTGGACTTTATTCCAATATTAATGCTAAACGCAAACGCATCGCCACAGGTAGTGGCGAGAAGATGAGAAAGGTTGGAAGCAAGGGCGCACCAACTACAAAGGCATTTAAACAATCAGCAAAAACAGCAAAGAAAAAATGAAAAAAGAAACTGGAAAAAAATGTTGTGGTAAACAAAAAGGTTGCAACAAGAAGATGCACGAAAAGATGGAATCAAAAGCCATGAAGAACATGGAACGCAAGCGTGGTAAGAAATCTTAGTTATAACAAGTTTAGTGCGGTTTATAATAAACTTATAATATATGGAAAAGAGATTCACGAAAGTAGTCAAGAACGCTAAGACTGGTAGGACTAAGACTGTGAAGTATGGTCAGAAAGGAGCTACGATTAGTCCGGGTTCGGCCAAAGGCGATTCTTATTGTGCAAGGTCAGCCAAAATTAAAGGTGATTGGAAAAGCGATCCTAACTCACCAAATAACTTAAGTCGCCGCAAATGGAAGTGCAAGGGTAGTAAGTCAATGAAATGAAAATCAACGGCAAAGATACAGAGGGCAATGTTGACCAAGACGATGCCAGAGTAGGGTGGAAGTATCCACTTAACTCAAAGCAAATAAGTAAAGCTTGTGAAGACTTCTTCAAAAAACGTGGAATGAAACAATACACGCTTACTGGTAAATTAAAAACTAAATGATCTGTCCTAAATGTGAGTCACCTACAGAAGTCATCAACAGCAGAAAGAAAGATGGCAATGTAGTAAGGAGGAGGCTTTGCGCCTGCGGAGAAAGGTTCTCAACCAAAGAAGTAATTGTAGATTCCAAACAAGTTAATTTTAAGAAAGTAATTAAAGCACTATCCATGACTAAAGCGGTTACTGGAGAGTGGACAATCAAAGTAGATGAAGACACGCCTACTTGGGCAAAAAAGATGTTACTTAATTTATGATACCACAATTTCTTTTTATCTACGCAAAAGAAGGTAAGATAAAGTGCTACACGGCAGATGAAATTCGCGGAAAAGAATCTCAGATGTCTATGCAAGGGTGGGCGCACACAGCTACCATTAACCCTGCGAGATGGATTGAATGCATGGCAAATGGCAATCAAGACCCATCAGATATGTTAGATGAAATTCAATTCTCCAAACTATCGTAAACGATAACCTATGAATATTTTTAACGAATTAGTATCAACTCAACTTGAGATAGAATATTTAAAGCGAAATATTCTAAAAATTTTGCCAGTATTTGGAGCGCAAATGAGAAAAAATAGAAAAGAAAAAAAGATAACAATCAGAAAACTATGCGAATCACTGGATATAAGCATAGGATTCTATTGTGACATTGAACGTGGCGCAAGGAAACCATCTATAGAACTCATTCGTAAAATAGAAAAACTACTATCGTGAACTGGGATAAAAAATGTCGCACACATACGTAGGGATTTTAAAAATGCTCAGTAGGGAAACGCTAAACAAAACTCAATTTGTCGCACACATAAGGGAGAGGAAGATATGAACTGGGACGAATACGCAATGAGTATAGCCGAGGTAGTGGCTAAGAAGTCAAAAGACCCATGGCATAAAGTCGGTGCGGTGATACTCAGAGAAGACCATTCAGTAGCCTCTGTAGGATATAATGGATTCCCTCAAGGCCAAGAAGAAGACTGGTCATCAAGAGAAGAGAGATCAAAGTATGTAATCCACGCAGAACAGAACGCACTAAGATATACCCAACCCGGCGAAGGAAAGATACTGGTATCCACCCTACTACCATGTAGAGACTGCTTAAAGACCATAGCCGCCTATAAGATAAAGAGAGTCCTCTACAAAGAAATCTACAAATCCGATCCCATAGCCTTAGAGATAGCAGAAAAAATGGGAGTCACACTAATCCAATTCCAAAAAGAAAAACTATCCTCCCACTGGGATCACTCAACCAAACCATCCATGTTCGTAGTAAAACGGGGATCAGAAGAAATCCACCGAGGAACCTACCCAAACGGAGCAAAACTACTATGACAGATCAAATCATGGCTCTAACATTAGCATGGTCTATCATAGTAGCCTGCTTCATTATAGAGATCATAACCAAAGAATAATTTTGAGAGCAATAACGTGGTATTGTGGCGGCTCGTAGGGTCGATCTGGTCAAAGTGAACACCATTCCCGTAATCACATAAAACGGGAACTCTCATTATCG